TTGAGGAATGATGCAAGAGTTTACAGTTATCTGCGATTTTCCGATCCCAAGCAATCCTCCGGCAGTAGTGCTGTTCGCCAGCATGAATATGCTCAACGCTGGGCTGCTGAAACCGGGTTGACACTCGATGAGTCCCTCTCGTTGCGCGACGAGGGCCTATCCGCCTATCACCAACGCCACGTTACCCAAGGCGCTCTCGGAGTTTTCCTTCGCGCGATAGAAGATGGCCGGATCTCCCCCGGTTCAGTCCTGGTTGTCGAAGGCCTCGACCGCCTAAGCCGCGCCGAACCCATTCAAGCTCAAGCCCAACTCGCCCAAATCATCAACGCCGGCATAACAGTCGTCACCGCCAGCGACGGCCGGGAGTACAACCGTGCGGGTTTGAAAGCTCAGCCGATGGACCTGGTGTACTCGCTCTTGGTCATGATCCGCGCCCATGAAGAGTCGGACACCAAATCCAAGCGAGTGAAAGCCGCGATCCGCCGGCAGTGCGAAAACTGGATCGCCGGGACCTACCGAGGCCTGATCAGGAACGGTAAAGACCCCGCTTGGCTCCGGTGGGACGGCAACCAGTGGCACATGATCCCTGAGAGGGTAGCGGCGGCCCGGGCGGTGATCGAGTTGTTCATGCGCGGTTATGGCTCGGTCAGGATCGTCCGGGAGTTGAGTGAAAAGGGCTATGCGCTAACTGATAAAGGCATCACGTCCCTGCAGGTACACCGACTGGTTCGATTGCCTGCGTTGCTCGGTGCCAAGGAGCTGGAGGTCGACGGTGAGACCTACAGAATGGAAGGCTACTACCCGCCGCTGATCGATCCGCTACAGCATGCCGAGCTGCAGCAGCTGGTGGACAGTCGCGTTCGCCGCAAAGGCAAAGGGGCGATACCTGGTGTATTCACAGGCTTGAACATCTCGTACTGCGGCTATTGCGGTACCGCGATGATTGGTCAGAACTCAATGCAGCGTGCCAAGGCCGACGGTTCGATCACGGACGGGCACCGGCGCGTGATCTGCGTTGGGTATTCGCACAACAAAGGTTGCCCGGTTGGTGGAAGCTGCAGCGTGGTGCCGATCGAGAAAGCGATCATGGCCTACTGCACTGACCAGATGAACCTCACCAGTCTGCTGGAGGAACGTGACCAGAATCAGGCCATTCGCGAGCGGTTGGCGAAAGCGAAGGCTGATGTCGGCGTGCTCGAGCAGCAGATCGAGCGGGTGAGCGAGGCGCTCATGGCAGATGAGAGCGGCGCCGCCCCCCTGGTGTTCGTGCGCAAGGCGCGTGAGCTGGAGGCGCAGCTTGCCGTGAAGCAGAAGGAGGTCGGTCAGGCCGAGAGAGAGTTGGTGGCCGTGTCGCACCGGGGTCAGCCGGCGCTTTCTGAAGCCTGGGCGGATCTCGTTGAGGGCGTCAATGCGTTGGACTACGGCGCTCGGATGAAGGCCCGCCAATTGGTCTCAGAAACGTTCGAGCGGATCGTGATCTATCACCGAGGGATGCAGGATCCTGACAGAAAGGGGAAATTCATCGACGTGCTGCTGGTGGGGAAGGGTGCCCAACCCCGGCTGCTAAGGATCAATCGCACAACCGGGGAGTGGCAGGCGGGCGTAGGTGCTTAAGCGGCGTCCTCCGTTGCAAAAGGCACCGGTTTACTCAGTACGCGCAGATGCCCCTGGCCGATCCAGAAGTTATGCTGCACCTGGATGCAGACGCTCCATGCCTCCCGTTCAACCTCGGCACCGGCCGCGACAACATTCCCGTTCTCGTCTACCAGCGCCAGGCGCAAGCGATTCCCGTCACGGGTGCTACAGGTGAAGCCTTCGTAAACAACGCCGTTGATCACCGCCTCGGGGAGGGTGTCGGTTTTCGCATCAAATATCATGCTGCATCTCCCATCCGCGCCACGCTCAACCCAACAGCAATAGGCCGCACCCACACCGGCAGATTGTTGAGCATGAAAGTCTCGCCAATGCCGGCGAGGAGTAGGGTGGTTCCCATGGTCAGGGCGATTGCCTCGGCCGCAGCCGGCGGGACTGCATTGCCGATGCGCTCGCGCCACGCTTGGTCGCTCAGCCCGTCCAGCTCCAGCCATTCTTCCGGCTCAACCAGACTCTGCAGCGCGGCCATCTCGAATGTGGTGAACGGGCGGTGCCAAGTGCCGTCGAGGCTCTCGATCACGCAGGTCAGACGCTCATTCGCGGCCGGCATGCGCGGATCTGCCACTGACCAACGGCCGTTGTCCTGGCGTGCGCTGGCGGACACGGCGCCGCATGGGTCATTCCAGTCGACTACGCCGTAATGGCCGCCGCTCAGGTAGGCATCGCCCTTGCCGCGCTTCATGCCAGGACGCGGATCCTGTACGGCAAAGGCGCCTTGGCCGGTGGTGCTGCCGGATATGACGGTGCGCGATGTTTTATCCCACTTGGCGACGTTGTACTTGGCGTGGCCGATGCCGGGATCGCGCGGATCAGCGATGCTGAACGTGCCCTGGCCCGGCGACTTCACGCCGATGATTGCGCCGCTGGATTCGTTCCAGCGGCGAACGCCGTACTGCTGGTACTGCAGAGCTCCGGACTTGCCGCGTGGATCGGCCACCGAGAACGCGCCGTTGGTAGGGCTGGACCGGCCAGCGACGGTGCCCATCGAAGCGCTCCACTGGTTCACGCCCAGGTAACCTGCGTACGCTTGCGGCACGATGACTAGATCTCTCAGGTAGCCATCCTCGATCGACAAGTCGTTGAGGCATCGCCAGTCCTTGCCGGCTTCGACCAGCGCGAGCCTTACCCACGTTTTCCTCTGCAGGGCTGGGATGCGGTGCATGGGGCCCGCTGCCCCGACGTCGCCGGCGATGGGCATGCGGCCAAGTATCGAACCCACGGGTTTCAGTGACTTGTGTTCTGGCTCGTAAAGGAACGGCGGGACTTGCTCGGCGTGCCGTGCCACAAGCAGGAAGCGCTTGCGGCTTTGCGCCAGTCCGCCGATAACGCCGCAATCATGGGTAGTCTCGGCAACGGCGTAGCCATAGTGGTTCAACAGCTTGTTGATCTGGTCGAGCAGATGGCGTCCCCGGGTTGCCAGACGCGGCACGTTCTCGAAGACGATCAGGGGCACGGGATCATCCGGCCACGCCTCACACATGAGCCACATGCAGCGCAGCGTCAGCTCGTTCAGCGCCTGGTACTTCGGCGTCTGGCTCATGGTTTCGGACAGCAAGCCTGACGCGCCCTTGCAAGGGCTGGAGATGAACACGGCGTCGGGCCGCTGGTATCCAGCTGCGCGGCGGATGTCTTCGGCCGTCGCTTCTCGCCAGCCCTCCGGCGGCTCCTTGTCGTGGAAACGGATGTATTGATCGCGGGTGAACAGATCGAGCAAGGTCCCTGGCACGCCGGCGAGTCGTTCAAAGTCGCGTAGCCCAGCGGGGTCGACGTCGACGCCGCCGATGCACACCCACTCGCCCTGGATGTTGCCGACTACAGGCTTGGCCTTATTGAAACCTTTGGCCCCGCCGCCGAGGCCGCAGCACATGTGGAAGTGCTTGAGGATGCGCTTATGCATAGCCGGACTCCTTCTTGCCAGAGGCCAGCTCGCGGATCACGTCATAGGTGGCGCATTCCATACACACTGAACCATCCAACTCCCACCGGCCGGGCGTCTGATGGAAATGGCTCGGTGAGCCCGTTGTGCAATTGTTCGATGAAAGCATGCTCGCGAGGTCCCGCACCGCGTGGTGATACATCCTGATCAGGCACTTGGCGTGCTCGATCAGCATCGTCACCTCGGGCGCGGTGGCGTACTCGCCTACATGCCTGGGAGAGATCAGAGCCCACCCTTCGGCTGTCTTCGGCAGGGGTTTATACCCCTGAGCAAGCTGCGCGGGCGGGCAAACCCGAGCGGTAAGCGTGTCCTCTGATGTCGCTGCCCGGCGCAGCTTTTTGTGGGGTATACGCGCCTCGGCAGTGGCGCTGACCTCTTCAGTAATGCCTGCTGCTGCGCAGCAGAGGCTCTTTGTTTTCTGCGCGGCGACACTGAGTACGTTGCGCAGCAAAGCGGGCGACTTATCGTGTGCAGCCTGCGCCACTACCGCGCCCGCTTTCCTCCGATGCTCAATGGCGAGTTGGTCCATCAGGCGCTGGAAGTAGTTGTCACGGGCCTCTTGTACGCCCCAAGGCCGAATGGTTTTCGTCATCGGCGCGACGCCGTCCAGGCAAACCCACGTGTCGAACGTCGGCTGCATCAGGTCACGTCGCTCGGTGGCCAGCGCAATCATGTCCGCCTGCAGGACGCACTCCGGCAATAGAGGGGCGATCCAGAAGCGCTCGCAAATGCTCATCCAGAGGCGTTGCTCGATGTCTCGGTAGGCCGGGAGCACCTGTTTCAGTGGCTGGACGACGTCGCCGCAATACGCCTCGGTCGCGTCATGCAAGAGGGCGGCGAGCTTGTGCTCCTCGGGCACCAGATCCGCGACGATGCAGCTGTGTTGCGCAACGCTGTAGAACTTGTTCGTGTGCCCGCCAAAGCGGCAGATCTGGCCGAGGGCATGGGCGATGTCGCGAGGGTCAATCTGCTGGGCGTCTGGTGCGCGCAGGTCGATGGTCTTGCCGAGGAAGGTCAGGATCTGCGTCATGCGGCACGCTCCTGAACACCTGGCTCGATGAGTTCAGCGAGGGCCAAGGCCTTCTCGCGGAGCTGCATCGTCTGCTCGGTGTGTGCCTTGGCGTTGATTGCCCCGAAGGTTGCCGACGCTACCTTTAGCTTGCTGGCGATCTGCAGCAGCGTCTGGCGCTCGGCCCCGCCAAGCGTGGCGTTGGCGCGGGCGCAGTGATACTGACGATCAAGACGAAGGTAATCGCGGCGAGCGAGATCTAGTTTCTCCTGCAGTTGCCTCACCGTAGGTTCAAGACCGCTTCGTCCGAGCTTCATGCCCAGCTCCATGCCGTAATTCCGGCCGTCCCTGTTGCCGAAGCGGTAGCCGAGGTAGATGAGGAATGCAGCCATCACGATCAGGCTGATGAGGGCGAATGTTTGCATGGTGGTCATAGTGCTTTCTCGCATGGTGAGCCGGTGGTGGCGGCGGTTTTGTTATTGGGTGGATTCGGTCGAGTCGGATGCTCCGGCGGCCATCTCTTCGTCGGCCTTGTAGGCGCGGATGTCGATCAAGGCCGCGATGTGGCGGATGTGTACGAACTTCGGCGCCTTGCGGCTGGTGTCCAGGGTTGTGACCGGCAACTGGATGCGGCCGCTCTCGATCTCGGCTTGAAAGGACCGGTCGTTGAGATTGCGGAAGTACTGTGCGCGCAGCTTTTCCAAGGGGATAAGCACGTCGCCGAAGGTGCGGTAGAGCAATTCAACGGTGACGGTTTCCGGCGCAGGGATGAGCCGGAGCGGGGGCTGATTCGAGTTGTTCATCGTCAGTTAGCCTTCCTTGCTGCGCCTGCGTTTGGGATGACCCCACGCAATCAGGCAGTGTTTTTTCGTCAGCTCGCGCAGGTGTTCGGGGATCTCAAGGAGCGCGCTGTTGCGCTCCTCTTTGGTCCTCATGGCGATGATCTGGCGAGCGTATTCCCTAGGCCACGTCACGGCGGTCAGCCGGGGTGGCGGGGAGTGCGAGGTCGAGTTGTTCAGCGAGCCACGGGATCCCGGCTTGTTTCACCCTGGTGGACTGGCTGTACTGCATGCCCAGTTCGTGGTGATACCAACTGCTGTCTTTGACGCGCAGGTATTCGCGGTCGCGGTTGGGGTAGGCCGGAAGGTTGAGCTCGTTCAGCAGGCCCTGGACGCGCATCAACTTAATGAGCTTGGGCCGTGTGATGCTGAAGTACTCGGCGGTGAGTTTCAGGCTGCGTTCCATGCTGCCCTCCTCAAGCCGCGTGCGCCGCAGGGGTAGCGGCGTCTGCGATTCGGAGGAGGGCGTTGGCAACCTTTTCGTACAGCTCGACCGCACCGCCGCGCGCGGTGAAGCATTGAGTCCGCGGTTGCTTAACGCCGATGCTGACGATCACCGTGATCGCGGAGCGCAGGCCGTTGCGGTGGATAGCAAGGTGGATCGGCAGGTCGAAGCCCGCTTCCAACGTGAGCGTTCCGCCCGTGCAGACGAGCTCAAACACCTGCTGAAGCTGTTCGGAGGTGAAGCACCCGAACTGGCGGCTGGCGTGTCGGACCTGCAGCTTCAAAGGAGCTGAGACCAAGGCCGGTCCATTCGCGATCTCTTCGATGAAATCCGCGAGCTTGAGGTGCGTCTTCTTGTCATTCTGCAGGACGACCGAGTGCCTTTCGCAACCAATCTCAACAGTGAAAGTGGTCCTGGCGGGCGCTCGATCGACATGTAGACGGAAGGGCAGCACGTGGCGCCGTGGAGTTGAGCGCAGCAGATGATTGAACGTCTCGCTCAGGTTGACCTGAGCGCCGAGCAAGCGAAGGGTGCGGTTGTCGATTTTGAACAGGTTCATGCTGCACGCCCTCCGCCGCCCGGGGTGGTGGGAAAGGTGCGGATTCGCGCTGCCAGGGTAGGCTTGGAAGGCACGAAGGCGCAGCCTGACTCACGCGCCAGGCGGCGCGCCTCGAAGATCTGGAACGGGCTTGCAGCGGCCGGGTGGACGTGCAGGGTTGCTGTGGTTTGCATGGTGTGGCCTCAGCTCTGTGGTGGAGAGTGAGGAGATTAAAGAATACTTAAATAAACCTGTCAAGACTGCTTAATAGTGCGGTGTTGATCGGGGTTCGCTGGCTAGCGCCATGCGAGTACTCTCGCAATCACATGAGGTCCACGAACAGGGCCATGGGGAGGTCATCGGTCGAAACGTTGTACCGCCGGGGGAGTTGCTGCAGAGGGAGAGGGTAGTGCAAGTGGAGAGATCCAGCGTCCAGCGGGACGATTCTGCTGGGGCAGAGCGAAAATGCGATTGGGGATTTCGTGACTATCTGGGATGCTTGGACGGACCGCTTCTTTTACTGCTGTTGAGACGGGAGTTGAAGCCCTTGGTTGACCAAAAATACTAAATAGTAGAACTACCAAACACATTACCAAGACGGCTCCAGTCCCGATTCGAGCGGAGATTTTAAAAACTTTCTCCGTTTGTTCCGCAGGATCGGTAACCATTAACCTATAATCTTCCGCAGGAAGAAAACGGTATAGCTTTGGCTGCCAATCTCTTCGCAAACCACGCTGGACCTGGATAAAGCACTCTCCCGAGTAAATGATCGCTCTGATGTACACAATAGCGACTACCATTACTACGCCGATGACCCAAGAGTTTAGGTCAGTCGTAACTCGCGCTGCTAGTAGCCCCAAGCAGACGGCCAGCGCGCCGGATACGGCGGTGATCGTCTGCCTAGTTGCTTCTGTGACTTTTGCAGTTTCCTCCGTTATCGCTTTGCGAAGATCACTCAAAGATTTAAGCGTATCTTTCCCAAGCTCAGACAAAGACATCTGATAGGTTATTTTCGCACTTTCTAATGCTGTGGATAAATTAGTTTCCAGATAAAGCGAAGCCTCCTCATCAGCACGTCCAGAGCGAGCAACCTCTGATGCGAGCAGGCTGTGTTTTAACTCCGCCTCGCGCAAATTTTCATAAACCCATAAAGCCGCCGCTTGTACGTCTGTAAAGACTGTAGCAGTCAACGGAGTGGGCGAACAATTAGAGACATCTCTCAGCGTTAGGGCCAGCTTAGGTGGGCCCTTGAAAAGCAATGAGCCGTTTAGAGCATCTATTTCGTTAGCAAGAGTTCTCACTAACGCATCGAAAGCTTTCACACACCACATTCGGTGTAGATCATTGGCAAAGTCGGGCTGAGTCGGACCGGTAATCAGCCAAGGCCGAATGTCAGTCGGTACAGTTTGCATTGCACCCGGCTCTTTGACCAATGCGCGAGGCGATTTAGTTTCTGGAAATTGATCTGTAACGGTGGAAACTGACCAGTCGGTAAAAATGCGCGATTGCGTAATAATTTCCCTGCCGAACCCTAAAACTCGCCAACAGTGAGCAGGGTGTCCTCGTTCTAGCCAATAAGCGAAACCTTTGCTTGTGACCAGACTCAAGCTTCCGCCAGCATTTAATTGCTTTCTGATGCTGAGCCTAAAGGGCGAAAATTCTTCGACTATCTGTCCTGGTTCAGTAAGCGTGTCCGCTTCGTCATAGACCGCGCAAGGCCATCCGAGACCAGTGCATAGCTCCAGTATCTCATTCGCCTCGGCATAGCCTAAATTTGAGACCGCAATTGATTCATCGCTCTCGCTGATATGCGCACCAGAGTCGGCTGCGAGGGCGTTGAGCTGATTAGCGAGAGTTGTCAGGAACAAGCTTGTCTTCCGTTACGGCTGCGGTATCAACGGTAATGATCTCCCCGCCAGTATTTTTGGTCTGACGCGTCACCGTCATTCCTGCGTCGTCTGGGTAAAGAAGGGTTACACCTTCGGTGGTCCGAATCTTTCTTAAAGGAGGCCGTCCTAGAATTGCCTGATCAGTAGGAAAGATCAAGTTCTCAATCTTCGCAGCTCGGATCTTGCGACGAGCTGCGTTTTGAAGCTTTGTAATCACTCGCTCATCTTGAGGATTGCCTGCTGCTACAAGCACTGCGTCTATGATAGCCTCCTCGGAAATTTCGAGCCGTTGCGAGATAGCTAACTTTGCAGCGGCGAACGCCACAGGTACTGAAGTTGGAAGATCTGCGCTACATTGCGTCAATGTTTCGCGCAGTAATTTCACGACTTTGGTGTTAAGTTCTTGGTCGGACATGCTTCTGACTACGTCAAGGAAGTTGGCAAAGTAGTCAACTATTTCTGGTGCCTTTTTCATGCGGTCTTTTGCAGATACCAGCGTCTCACCTGATCCATTTACTATTCTGATCAGCGAAGATTTCTGAATCGCTTTTTTGTCCGCAACAAAAGCGTGCACAATTCTTCGCAGAAGTCCCCCTTCTTCCGGCGCTGCTTGCTCGATCGCCTCGCTGTAATCGTACTTAATGAGGCTGTATAACTTGATATTGTCGCTGCCGCCTGATAGTTCAAATATGAATAATGCGCCGGGACGACTGTTGTTAGCGTGCATCCGAGAAAAAGCGGCGGACAGACTTTGTGCACCATGCTCGAACGTATCATGCCCTTGGGCAATACGCTCAAGCTGAGACTTAGTCGATGACAAATCCCGAAAACTATAGATCGCATCGCTGTCAGTATCCATTATTCGAGCTATAAAAAACTCTTCGTGCTCGATCTGGCGTACCGGCTCCGCGATGAAATCTTCATCGCCCACTACGTGCAAGATCATCTGTGTAATCCTGAGATCTGCCACTTCATCTTCTGTAAAAAACCCCACAAAGACCTCCTTGGACTAATGCCTGTTATTATATATTTATGTTTATCATGATTTACTTTAAGCCTAGCTGCATGCGCCGAAGGTAAAGTCCCTTTTAAATTTTACCGCCACGCCAGACGACGCGTCCCGCAATTTTTAACGAAAGTATTCCATCCTCGTCTACAGTTTCATCAGGGTAGTGGCGTTTGTTCTCATTGTCGCTTCGAATAATCCAACCATTAGTCATTGTCCTTAGAAATCGCTTAATCACGGCCTCTGTCTCTGACCTTGCTACTAAATAAATGCCTCCGCTTTCGAGTTTTCCTGGATCGGTATCTATAAGTACCAGGTCTCCCTCAATAACCGAAGGTTCCATGGTGCCATCTAGGAGATAGGCGTACTCAAGCGCTGACTCCGAAAAACCCATGCTCTGTAGCCATTTTCGATCAAAAGCCATCGGCGCACCCGGATTACCGTCTCGCGAAGGCCGAAACTGACTTATGAGCCTGAAATCTGGGGCACCGGCGTGGGTGTCTTTTGCTAATCCAGTGCCATCGGCAATCCACTGCGGGGAAAAGCCTGTGGCACGGGCAAGTGCGAAAAGATTTTCGGCCTTGATTCCTCCTGAACCCGATTTCAGCTGACTGATTCGGGCGACGCTGACGCCGATATCCTTGGACAGCTCACGGGGTGAGCGGCCTGACTCGGCGAGGGCAAATGCTATGCGTTCTGACATATTCATTAAGCTAGCTTAAGACTTTTTTAATTAAGTTATCTTTAGGGCTTGCATAAGAAAATTAAATGTACTTAAATTCGAGCCGTACCTAGAGGAGCCCATCAATGCTTACCGAAGACGCCGTGAAATTTTTCAAGGGGAAAACAAGGCTTGCCAAGGCGCTCAGCATCAGCCCTGCCGCTGTTTCCCAATGGGGCAAACACGTCCCCCGACTCCGTCAGTTTGAACTGCATGCGATTTCCGCAGGTAGGTTGAAGGTCGCTCACCACGTTGAAACTAAACAGCTAGCGGCCTAAGAGAAAAAGGCGGCCCAAGGGCCGCCCAGTTCCCCCCGACAGCGTCACCACAACGCTGTCAGGTCTCGGTAAAACGTAACGGTCACACCACGATACAACCGTCAGTTTTAGCCGAGATTCCAAGGCACGGATGCCTTGGTTGCTGCCGTCTCCACCACAGATTGGGCAGCTGTTGCGCCAGGGGTGAGCAAATGAATTGCCCGCCCCGGCACGGTGCCGGTTTCGACTTTACGGGTCTAGCCGGCGTTTTGGGCCTCTCAGCCACGCGGGCAATTTACCACCATTGCATCCCGCGCGGCACTGGCAACCTGAAGGGATTAATGCCATGAGCCGTATTGCTCTGAATTCCGTTGTTCGAGCGCAAAGGGAAGTCCTGACGCTCGAATTAGCGCTCTATCACGCCGCTCGGGACTACCCCGGGGGCGCCGCTGCAATTGCCGCCACCACCGGCAGAAACGCGTCCACGCTTCAGCACAAGCTTTCACCCACACACCCCAGCCACATGATCAATGTGCAGGAGTTCGGCGAGATCCTGGAGCTGACCAAGGACCGCCGCATTCTCGACGCTGTACACGCCCTGGTCGGCGACACGATCTGGCAGGAGCTGGCCGAGGCCTACACCTGCGACATGCCTGAGACGTTGACCGTCGGCATCGCTGCTTACTTCCGTCAGGTCGCCGATCTGGCGGACACCTGGGCGAAAAGCATCGGTGACGGGCAAGTCAACGACTCCGAAATGGCCGAGATTCGCCTGCAGGTGTTTCGCGGCATTCAGGGCCTGCTCGGGATGCTCAACCGCGCGACTTACGTCCATCGCACGACGCGAGGGACTGACCGTGAATAAGCCAGCCCGAGTTGACCGCGCTGCACCCACCATCCCTCAGCTTGCTCAAGCAATAGGGGAGGTGTGCGTACCGCATATCTCCTTGAAACACCATCGCAACTCCCATTCACTCAAAAAGGAAAAACAGCATGCAAACCCTAATCGTTGTGGGCTCACAAGGCTGCGGCAAAACCCAACTGGCCGAACGTATGCGGGACTTCTTCGGCTTCTCCCAGGTCTTCGATACTCCGCACAAAACGAAGGTCATCCCGAGCGGCGTTCTGTACCTCACGGACGCCATTTCCAACCCACCGGCCGACGCACGAATTCTATCGTTCGGCGAAGCCAAGCGGCTCATGGGGCTGGAGGATTGGACCCCCGCACGCTGAGGGATCTTTCCGAAAAATGCCGAGGATTGTTCCTACGTGGACAACTAACGGTAGCCACACGCAAGTTGGGGGTGTGCCATGTCTGACGCCGCCGACTTTGCGAATGACTTGATGTTGAAGTCGATGGATCTGGCCTTGGCAGCGCGTAAGCCTGCCGAGGCTCAGGCCCCATCGATGTTTTGTGTCGGGTGTGCAGCTTTGATTCCCTGGCCCCGGCGATTTGCCGTTGCCAACTGCGTGCGGTGCATGCAGTGCCAGACGAAGTTGGAAGTACAGGGAGTTCGACATGATTGATGAAGTAATGGGGCAACTTGCAGATTACGGTCTGGAGCCCGCTGTGCCCCTGGTGTACGGCAAGCTGACTCGCTGCAAGACGTCTCAGGACAAGGGCAGGGAGAAGAACGGCTGGTACGTGTTGCATGAGCATCGCACCGAGAAGGGGGAGACGCTCATTTTTGGCAGCTTTGGCGACTGGCGCTCCGGCGAGTCACAGAAGATCAAGGTGAAGGCCGGGCGGATGACTGCGGAGGAGCGTGAGGTGATGCGCGCCCGGCAGGAGGAGGCGAAGCGGCGGGCTGCGGAGATGGCGGCCAACGCTGCTCGTCGGGCGGCCAGTCGCGCATCCAGCCTGTTCAAGCGGATGCCTGAGAAGGGCAAAAGCCTATACCTGGACCGCAAACAGATTGTTGGTTTCGGCGTCCGCTATGCACCGCGCACGGGTGCAGTCCTGGTGCCGATGTGCGATGCCCGCGACAAGATTGTCGGTCTGCAGGTGATCTTCCCCGAGGTGCAGGAGAATACCGGGCGAGACAAGTCCTATTGGCCGTACGGGATGAGCAAAGAGGGGGCTTTCCATCTTATCGGTCCGCATCCTGAGCCGGGCGAACCGGTGCTGGTCTGCGAGGGGTATGCAACGGGCGCCAGTCTGCACATGGCCACTTCGGCAACGGTCGCGGTCGCGTTCGACGCGGGCAATCTGCGGGAAGTGGCGAAGACCATGCGTGATCGTTTTCCCGGGCGCCCGCTGATCGTGTGCCGGGACGATGACTGGAAGACGAAACGACCGAATGGCGAGCTGTGGAACCCTGGCGAGGAGAAGGGCGCGAATGCGGCGTTGATCGTCGGCGGGCAGGTGGTGGGTCCGGTCTTTTCGGGCGAACGTCACGACAAGTGGACCGACTTTAACGACCTGCACTGCGCGGAAGGGCTTGAGGCTGTTCGGCGTCAGGTGCTCGCGGTCATCAAGCCGCCGGCGGCTGGGGGCTGGAAGGACGGTCTTGCGCGTACCGAGAACGGTGCATTGATCGCCCACATGTCCAACGTCGAGATGATCCTTGCCAATGATGAGCGATGGAAAGGCGTCATCAGTTACTGCGCGTTCAGTTCAAAGATCGTCAAATCGCGCACGGCTCCTTATGGCGGCGATATCGGGGCGTGGGCCGACATTGATGACACGCGCGTGATGAAGTGGCTGGCCCAGCAATACAACCTGCGGGTGAAGCCGTCCAGCGTGATCGAGGCCGTGAGCGTGGTCGCGCATGACCATTCCTTCCACCCGGTCCGCGACTATCTGCACGGACTGGAATGGGACCGTGTGCCCCGCCTCGATACCTGGCTAACGGATTTTATGGGCGTCACGCCCAGTGAGTATGTGAGCAAGGTCGCCAAGCGCTGGATGATCGCGGCAGTCGCGCGGGTGATGAAGCCCGGCTGCAAAGCCGATTGCGTGCTGATCCTCGAAGGCCTGCAGGGCGAAGGCAAGTCCTCAGCTGTCGCTGCATTGGGCGGCGACTGGTTCATGGACACGCCCTTTGTGCTCGGGGACAAGGAGGCATTCATGTCGCTGCGCGGCAAATGGCTGATCGAGCTGGGGGAGCTGGACAGTTTCAACAAGGCAGAGAGCACCAAGGCGAAGCAGTTCTTCTCGGCGTCCACCGACACCTACCGGGAGAGCTACGGCCGCAGAACGAACGACGTGCCGCGCCAGTGTGTGTTCGTTGGCACGACGAACCAAGGCGAGTATCTGAAGGATCCCACCGGCAACCGTCGTTACTGGCCGGTGCTATGCACGAAGGCTGACATTGATGCACTGCGTGAGTTTCGGGATCAGCTCTGGGCTGAAGCTATGTCGTGTTACCTCGCGGGCGAACGCTGGTGGGTGAATAAAGACGAGGCGGGGATGTTCACCGAGGAGCAGGACGAGCGCTTTGTGGTGGATGAATGGGAGGGGCCGATTCTGATGTGGCTCGAGGAGTCGCAGATCGGCGAAACCACGACCGGGTGCGAGGTGCTTGCGCAGGCGCTGAAGCTAGATTTTGGCCACTGGGGCAAGCCAGAGCAGATGCGCGTCGGGGCAATCATGCATCGCCTCGGATGGCGACGGGTGCGCCTGCCTGCGTTGGCAAAAAGCAGAGTACGGCCTTGGGGCTACAAAAAGCCGAATGGCTGGGGCGGACCGAGCGCGCTGGTGCTTGATCCAGTCGAGGAGCCTTGCTTCGATGATTAAACGGATCGACGAGATGCTGAAGCTGTGGGCCGAGGATCTGCATTCACCGTGCCGGGGCATTGCCGGTGCGAGCGGCGGCAACATGATCGCGATGCTGATGGAGTGCAAGGGCGAGCTGATCCGAGGCACGCGGGGGAGCCGGGTGCTGCTGGATGAATCGGCGGATATCGAGCTGATCGTGAACAAGCATCTGGCGCCGGAACTGGCGGTGGTGGTGCGAGAGCATTACTGCAATCGGGATAGCTTCCTCTCGCAGAAGATGCTGCATTGCCGCTGCAGCTCGAAGACCTATTACCAGCGCCTGCACCACGCTCATGAGTGCATTGCCGGCTTGCTGATGGGGAAGGCGGCTTGATCCCTCGCGTCCTCGCAGTGCTCTTGCGGCTTTGGCCCGCCTTGTCCCGCTGCTCGCGTAGCAGTGAGACGCGCGCGGGCCTTGTCGTTGTTGGGCTGTCCCACCGTCCCATCTTCAACGCCCTTGCGCATGTGAGCCTAGCGGGCGGAGGTGTACGCGCGTTTCACGCGCATGCGTGTTTTTCCTTTCTCTCTATATACGAGAAAAGAGAAGTAATAGTAGGACAGTGGGGCAGTGCTTTGATTTGCGGGGCTCTCAGCTGTCCCGCCTTGCTTGAGGCCTTTGGGACAGCCCGATCGCTGATCAAAAGCGAATGGCCGGGTGGGTGTATTCGTCGATATTGCCGGGGCGTTGGTGCTGTGTTGACTACATATTCGCCGGTGGCGTTAAAACAGGGTTGATGCCAGGAAAATCGACCTGTAAAAAGTAGTCATCTTCGATAGGTGCGGGCGCAGAAGGCGCAAACCACATCGATTCAAAACCCGGCCACTCAGCCGGGTTTTTGCATTTCTAGGCTGCCTGTTCGTTGGCGGTGGTCTCGCGGTTCTTCTGATCGACCTTGGTGAAGAACACGAACATCCCGATGGTCACCGCACTGAAAACGCAAAGACTGAACAAGTTCATCTCATGGTTAATGATGTCCATTCGGGTAGGGGCGGTCGGATCGATAGCAAACTGCACCATTTCCCATATCCCCCTGACCACCAAGGCAAGGCCGGATATGTAAGCCCAGCCCCGATATGCTTTTTGTCCTATCCATGACCATGTTTTGCGAAAGCGATCTCTGTGGACATCGGATGCTTGAGACCACATCAGCACAAATGTCGGAACGCCGATTGCCGCAATGGCAAGTGCAGCGACAGCTATCAGCACGCTGATGGTTTCAAAAGTAGTCATGGCAAATCTCCAGTTCTCAAAGCTATCCAATTATGTTTACACGCAATACGCGTGGTGAGGATGTACCTGATGACAAACGAACAACAAGCTTTGGCCGACATGCCGATCTGGACCGTGATCATCCTGGCAATCGTCGGTGGAGTGTCTGGCGAGATGTGGCGCGCGGATAAAGATGGGATGCACGGCTGGGCCTTACTGCGGCGATTGGCGCTGCGGTCCGGTGCGTGTGTGGTGTCCGGCGTGACGACCATGATGCTGCTGATGGCTGCAGGCGCTTCCATTCTTGCAGCAGGCGGTCTCGGTTGCCTGGCAGCCACGGCCGGCGCTGACGTCGCGATCAGCTTGTACGAGCGCTGGGCGGCAAAACGGCTGGGGGTTGCCGATCTGACGTCGGGCTCCGGCGAAAATCAGCCGTGAAATGCCGATTTTCGGTCAGGAAGGGGCCGGGGACCCTGCCGGGTTGGCCGGGGTACGGGGCAGGAAACCCGCGGCATTTTGTTAGCGGGTGGTTCACCAGCTTAGTGAACCGAGTGAACAGGTGAACTACCTGTATTTAGTGGGTGAACTGGACTTCTCATCATGACCGTCATCAGCAAAACGGAGTTTGCCGCCCGCCGTGGCTGGGCAAAATCGTACGTTTCCAAGCTGGCCAAACTAGAACGCCTGGTCCTGACCGAGGACGGCAAGATCGATCTCGAAGCCACCGAGCTGCTCCTCGCCTCATCGGCTGATCCGAGCAAAGCAGCCGTCACCGCACGGCATGATCAGGACCGCCTCGAACGGGACGTGTATCCAGAGCTGTCGATCACCGCCGAAACACCTGCGGTGCCGCCCACCGGCAAGGCGCCGGACTACCAGAAGGCCCGAGCCCAACGCGAGTACTTCCTCGCGCAGCTCGCCGAGGCCGAGTTCCACAAAGTCCAGGGCAACCTCGTTGAGCGCGAAGCCGTTACCCAAGCGGCATTTACCGCTGGCCGCATGCTGCGCGATCTGGTGTTTGGCCTGTCGCCCCAGTTGGCGCCCGAGCTGGCGGCAATGACCGATCCCTGGCAAATCGAAAAGCACCTGGCGGGTACGTTCCGCCGAGTCTTCAACGACGCAGGACGGATGGGCGATGCCGATCTTCTCCAAGCCATGAAACAGAGCTAAGCCTATGCAACCTGGATACGCAGACGGTGCAGAGGTGTACCGCGAAGCGTATTACCGGGGGCTGACTCCCGACCCGGATCTCTGGGTCGACGAATGGGCCGATGAGTACATGCGCATCCCGCGTGACACCGGCGCCGCCGAACCCGGCCAATACCGCACCTCGCGCACACCGTATGCCCGCGAGCCCATGCGCTGCCTTTCACCGGCGCACCCGTGCAAGCGCGTCGTCACCATGGTGGCATCGCAGTTGATGAAAACTCAGATTGCGCTGAACTGGATCGGTGGCCTGATTCACATGGCGCCGTCGAACATCCTCACGCTGCTGCCGAGCCTGGGCCTTGCCAAGCGGGTGTCGTCGCGGATCAGCAAAACGATCAAGGCCACGCCGGTGCTGCGCGAGCGCGTGGCGGCGACCCGGTCGCGGGACTCGCGCAACACCATGGACACCAAGGAGTTTGAAGGCGGCTCGTTGTACGTCACCACCGCAGGCTCCGCCGCGAACTTGTCTGAGCTATCGGCTCGGTACGTGTACGGCGACGAAGTGGACCGCTGGGACGTCGACGTGGGCGAGGAGGGTGACCCGATCGAGCTGGCGGAAACCCGGGGCAGTACCTTTGGCCGCAACGCCAAGTTCTACTTCTCCAGCTCGCCAACGATCAAGGGCGCGTCGCGGATCGCCGATCTGTTCGAGGCCAGCGACCAACGCTACTACTTCGTGCCGTGCCCGACCTGCGGACACATGCAGACGCTGGAATGGGAGCGCTTGCACTACTCGGCGGACCTGACACTGGCGCATTACCAGTGCGCCGGCCCCGACTGCGATGTGCTGATCGAGGAGCATCACAAGGGCGAGATGCTTGCCAAAGGCGAGTGGCGCGCGATGTCTATCGGCGACGGCGAAACTGTGGGCTTCAACCTCAACGCGCTGTATTCGCCGCCGGGCTGGATGGACTGGCGGGCGCTGGCCAAGCAATTCGAGAAAGCCAAAAAAGCCCAGGCCAAGGGCGACCTGGAGCCCATGCAGGTGTTCTACAACACCCGGCTGGCCAGAGTCTGGGACAGCGCGCAGGAGCAAACCAAAGCCGATGTGTTGATGGCCCGCGCAAGGCTTGAGCTTTACTCGCTCGGCTCAATGCCGGCCGGCGTCCTCATGATCACCGGCGCTGTCGACGTCCAGGCCAATCGCCTCGAGTTCATGGCGATGGGTTGGGGCATGGGCATGGAAAGATGGGTCGTTGATGTCCAGGTCATCGCCGGCGATCCCGCAGATGAGCGCACGTGGGCCGCGCTGGAAGAGCTGCTGAAGGTTCGTTACCGGCATCCCTCTGGTGTTGGTCTGGGCGTGCTGGCTACGGCGGTCGACTCAGGTGGCAATCACACCGACGAGGTTTACCAGTTCTGCCGTGTGCGGCGCTGGCGCAATGTGTTCGCCGTAAAAGGCGCGAGCAAGCCTAACAAACCCGTTATTGCGCAACGGCCGTCGCAAGTCGACGTCACCTGGAAGGGCCAGACCGAACGCAATGGTGCCGAGCTGTGGATCGTCGGCACCGACACGGCCAAGGACTGGATCTACAACCGCTACCCGTTTGAATCAGGCCCTGGCGCGCTGCACTTTGCCAATGACTTGCCCGATGAGTTTTTCGCTCAGTGTGTCGCTGAGCGCAAGGTTGCCCGCTATGTCCGTGGCTACAAGCGTATCGAGTGGGTCAAGGGCAAGTCCGAGCGAAACGAAGCGCTCGACTTGATGGTTTACAACCTGGCGATGGCGCACTACCTGGGGATCAACCGATACAAAGAACATGAGTGGGATCGGGTAAGACAAGCGCTCGCGCAGGCGGGGCTGTTTGATGACCAAAACGTAATACCTGCGGTGATGCAGCGACCGGCCACGCCTGCGCCGATTGACGAAACACCTCGCGCCGCCACGATCTCTCAGCCCGCAGCACCTGCTGTGCAACCGAGTCGCTCCGCAACGACCTCCACCCGCCGCAGTTCACAAAGCGGTTACCTGAAGAGACGCTGATATGTCATTCACCCAAAAGCACCTCGACGCCGTCGAGGCGGCAATCGCTCGTGGCGAGAAAACCGTCCGCTACACCGACCGCACCGTGGAGTACCGCACCGTCGACGAGCTGCTCAAGGCCCGCGAGGAGATCCGCACGTCGCTCGCCAGTAATGCCCGGGCGCGCTCCCGGGTCTACCGGATGTACCACAGCGGCAAGGGGCTCTGATGGCACGCTACCCGACGCTGACCCGCAGCGGGTTCCTGTTGCCGGAGCGCATCAAAGCCAGCTATGACGGTGCCGGTGAGGGCCGTCGTTCCGCGAGCTGGACGGCGCCGGATGGCAGCGTGAACAGCCTGATGATGCCTGCATTGCGCAATCTGCGCAGCCGGTCGCGGGCAGCCGTGCGCAATGACCCTTATGCCTTCAACACCATCGACAAGCGGGTCAGCAACCTCATTGGGACGGGCATCAACCCAAGGCCCCGCACCGAGGACCCTGAGCTGCGCAAGCTGCTTCAGGAGCTCTGGGTGGATTGGGTCGAGGAGGCGGATGCAGACGGGCTGACCGATTTCTACGGGCAGCAGGCACTCATCGCGCGCACGGTCGAAACAGCCGGCGAATGCTTCGTGCGCTTGAGGCCCCGAAGTCTGGACGAGGGACTGGCCGTGCCGATCCAGCTGCAGATCCTGGCGCCCGAATTCGTGCCGCACGACAAGTTCGAGATGACCAGCAACGGCAACTCGATCAGGGCCGGCATCGAATTCGAACCATCCGGCAAGCGAGTGGCGTACTGGATGTACCGATCACACCCGCGCGAAAGCCAAGGCCTGAACAGCGGGTACAACCAGCTGGTGCGCATACCGGCCAGCCAGGTGCTGCACATTTTCGAGCCGGTTGAGCCCGGCCAGCTTCGGGGTTTGCCACGGCTGTCGCCGGTGCTCAAGCGCCTGCGCAGTCTCGACAACTACGACGACGCGGTGCTGTTCCGGCAAGAGGTCGCGAACCTCTTCGCCGGTTTCATCAGCCGGCCTGCACCAGACGCTGTACAGGTCCCACGCGACCCAGTCACCGGACAGTTGCTGAACACCGATGCAGACGGCTTCACGCCGATGGTGGCGCTGGAGCCCGGCACCATGCAGGAGCTCGGGCCGGGCGAGGAGGTGGAGTTTTCGAAACCGCCCGATGCCGGCAACAACTACCCGGATTTCATGCGGCAGCAACTGATGGCCGCAGCGGCCGGCAGCGGTACGCCCTATGAGCTGCTGACTGGCGACATGCGCGATGTCAACGACCGAGCGCTACGCGTCGTCCTCAACGAGTTTCGTCGGCGGCTCGAACAGCTGCAGTTCAGCGTCTATGTCCACCAGCTATGCCGGCCGGTGCGGGCGGCATGGATGGACATGGCCGTGCTCTCCGGCGCGCTGGCGTTGCCGGACTACGCGCAACGCCGCCGTGAGTACCTGCGCACCCGTTGGGTCCCGCAAGGCTGGGCCTACATCCACCCGGTGCAAGACGTGCAGTCACGGATGCTTGAAGTCAACGCGGGTTTCGGCTCGCGCAGCGAGATGGTGCTGCGTACCGGTTACGACGCGGAAACCGTCGATGCCGAGAACGCCGCAGACCAGCTCAGGGCGCAGTCGCTGGGCCTCAATTACAGAACGCTGAACACGTTCGAAGCAACGGACGACAAGGATCAACCATGAGAAAAAAGTCTGCTCCAACGATTTACGACAGCGCGGGCAAGCAGCTGCCTGTCTCGGCGAAGAGCTGGTATTTCCTGCGGGCCAGCGCAGAGGCGGAGACGCCCGGCATTGAGGTTTATGTCTACGGCGAGATCGGCGGCTGGGGCATCACGGCCAGCCAGTTCGTGCAGGATCTGCGAGCGCTGGACGACGGTGCATCACCCGTCATGGTCGCGTTCAACAGCGTTGGCGGCGATCTCTTCGATGGCCTGGCCATGCACAACGCGCTGTCGCGTCTGGGCGAGCGATGTACCGCCCGCATCGACGCCCTGGCCGCGAGCGCAGCCAGTGTCGCGGCCTGCGGTGCGCACCGCGTGGTGATCGCAGCTAACGCCATGATGATGATTCACAACCCGTGGACGTATTCCAGCGGCGACGCCGAGGCGTTGCGACGGGTCGCTGACGTGCTGGACCAGACGTTCGAGGTCATCATTTCAGCCTACAAGGCCAAAGCGCCAAACATCGACGAGGAAGAGCTGCGGCGGCTGGTCAATGCGGAGACCTGGCTGACTGCTGCCGAAGCGGTGGCGCTGGGGCTGGCCGACGAGATCGGCAACGGAATTGAGGTCAAAGCCTGCATCGGCGAAGGGGCTGTGCTGCAACGCTACCAATGCGCCCCGAAAGCCCTGCTTGCCCAACTCGACGACGCCACGGATCCGCCGGAACCGGCAGCTCCTGAAAATCCTCCAGCACCACCGGCGGAGAACCAGTCTTCCACGTTGGCGCTGATGATTACCCAAGGCTGTACGGCGGCCGGGATAAGCAACCTCATCGAGCCACTGATCAGCCTCACCAAGCTGGCAGACGAAGCCACCGTGCAGGCAGCACTAACCAAAGCAAAATCGGTGCGGGACCTGTGTGTAGCCGCCCGCTTGCCTGAGCTGGTCGAGGGCTTCGTGCGCGACGACCTCGACCCGCAGGCAGTGCGCGCACGACTGTTCGACAAGCTCACCGGCAAAGGTGGTTTTGAGATCGACAACAGCTTGCCGTTAGAGCCGGACAACGTCGTTCAGCACAGAGCGCGGCAGCCCGACCCAGGCGGCATCTGGGCCGCACGGCGCGGCACCCAACAACAACGAACCCCGGCACCTGGAGCCAGACAATGAATATCAAACAAGAAGCGATTCACGCCGGGGAGTTCCTGCTCTCGGAAGGCAACGGCCAGATCTCACGTGAGGCGATCAATGTCGCGGCGGGGGCGGCGCTTGCGCCTGGCCAGCTCCTTGGACTGATCACTGCCAGCGGCGAATTCGCGCCCTACGATCCCGCTGCCGAAGACGGCACCGAAACGGCGGCCTGCATCCTGTTCGGCCCGCTCGGTCAATCTGACGTCACGCGTCGCGGTCGTGCCGTTGTGCGGCTGGCCGAGGTCAGCGAGACACTTTTAACCGGCCTGGATACGGACGCCGAGAAGGCGCTTGCCGCGCGATTCATCATCGTCCGCTGAGACTATCCCCAAACACCCTGACCCCGCCCAGTGCGGGGTTTGTTATTTCTGGAGTCATTCCATGGCCGACATCGGCATTTTTGAAGATGACGCGTTCAGCGTCTCAAGCCTCACCACCGCTATCAACGAACAGGAATATCTGCCGGGTCGCATCGGCAGCATGGGTCTGTTTGAAGAGGAGGGTGTGACCACCCTTACGGTTCAGATCGAGAAGGACGGCGACACGCTGGCGCTGGTACCGGCCGGCGAGCGTGGCACTTCCGGCCTGGTAGTGGGCGGCAGCAAGCGGGTGCTCATCCCGTTCAACACCGTGCATTTGCCGCAACGCTTCAGCATCAAGGCGGATGAGATTCAAGGCATCCGCGCGTTCGGCACTCAGGGCGAATTGCAGGCCGTACAGGACGTGGTGAACAAGCGGCTGGCCAAGGCCAGACGTCAGCTGGACGTTACCCATGAGTTTCAACGCATGGGGGCGATCAAGGGCCAGGTCCTGGATGCCGACGGCAGCACGGTCCTGCTCGACATTTACGCGCGCTTCGGTGTGCAGCGCCAAAGCATGCCCATGGAGTTCGCTAACCCCGATACCTTGGTTCAGGTCAAATGCGTCGAGGCGCTCGACATGCAGGAGGACGCGCTGGGTAGCGTGACCAGCAGCGGCTCGCGAGGGTTTTGCGGCAAAACGTTCTGGTCGGAGCTCATCTCTCACCCTTCAGTGGTGAACACATACAAGGCGACGCTTCAGGCAGCCGCCTTGCGCGGCGACGGCCGAGAATCATTCGATTTCGGCGGCGTCACCTGGGAGCGCTATCGCGGCAAGGTGGCCGGGGTCGCTTTCATCGCCGACGACCAGGCCCAGCTAGTGCCGGAGGGCGTGCCGGAACTGTTCAAGTCCGCCTTCGCCCCGGCGGACTACATGGAGACCGTGAACACGCTGGGCATTCCGTACTACAGCAAGATGGAGCTGATGCCTTTCGGCAAGGGAGTCGACGGCGAGGCGCAGTCCAACCCGCTGCACCTTTGCACACGTCCGCGTGCAGTCATCCGGCTGACCCTTTGATTATGGGCTTTCGAGACCTGGTGGCAGAGGTTGATGACACCGTCTTCAACACGCTGGCTGACACCGCCGTGATTGAGGGCCGACCTGTGCTCGGTATGTTCGCCGCGCCCTGGCTGCAGCCTCAGTTCGGGAAGCTGAACACGGGGCTTCGCGAGCCGAGCTTCGTCATGCGCACAGCGGATGCCGGGGAGGTGGATCAAGGCCAAGGCCTCACGATCGACCTGCCGAAACTGGATGGCGGCGGCGAGTACATCATTGTGCGACTGGAGCCTGACGGCGCCGGTCTTGTCGCACTCGTCTTGAGGCTCAAGCCATGAGTATCGGTTCGTTCTACAAAACGTCGGCCAGCAGTGGGCTCATCACCATTCAGCCCTCGACGGCCGATCTCAAGGCCTTCACCGACTTCGCTCAGCTCGTACCGAAAGCCGCCGCCAATGCCCAGCGGCGGGCGATCAACAAAACGCTGGGTTGGTTGCGTACCCACCTCGCCCGAGAGGTGGGTCGCAAAGAAGGCATCGCCATGCGCGCGGTGCGGCAGCGTCTGCGAGCGTATTCGGTCAAGGCCGGTAGCACGCAGGGCAAATTGTGGTTCGGGCTCAATCCTATCGAGGCCAGCCGTACCGGCCGGGCACGGCAGACCGCATCGGGCGTGTCAGTCGGGCGGCGGCGCTACAAGGGGGCGTTCTACAAGAAGGTCTACGGCAACCGCCCGGACATCTGGATTCGCACTGCCAGCAAGCAATTCAACGCGCGGGATTACCCGGAAAGCGACGTGTCCGCTGCGGCCGGCGTCAGCTCTGGCTGGATAGCCGAGAACGACAACCGCTTCCCGCTCGCCAAGGCGAAAGTGGCGATTGAGGACGCCAGATCGCTGTTCGACAGCTGGGCACGGCGAGCTGACGAACGCTTGCTGCACATTCTCAAACAGGAGCTGAATTTTGAACTGCAAAAATACCTGCGACGAACCGCCGGCTGATGAGCAACCGCTCACACTGACCAAGTTCATGAGCGCTGTCGAGCTGCAGATCCGCGAGCAAATGTCCGGGTTCCAGACCGTGGCGGCATGGCCGGACATTCGGGATCGCGTTCAGCTTCCCGCGCTGCTGCTTGAGCTTGCCGAGGTGGAGCCGGGACACGATCGCGGTACCGGCGAAACCCCGTTGGTCTGTCGAATGGATGGCTACGTGATCGTTGCAGCTGAACAGGCCGGGCATCACCAGCAGGCGGCACATCTGGCCACTCAACTCGCCGTACTGCTTCGGGCCCAGTACTGGGATCTTGATCACGTCGATGCGGCCGTTTTTGTGCAGGCCGGGCCTGACTGGAGCCGTCCGGAGCTCGATGGCTACACCGTCTGGAAAGTCGAGTGGACTCAAGAGATCAATCTGGGCGAGGAACAATGGCCCTGGCCTGATACGGCGCCGGCTTTCCTGGAACCAGAGCTGGACCCTGATCAGGTCGACATCGACGTCGGAATCGTATGAGTCGCGAAGCCCTTGCTGAACACGACCGAATGATCGGCGCGATGCTGATGCCCGGCCATGTTGTGGCTGTCGACACCGTCGAGGGGAAAGTGCGAATCGACTCCCGCGGCTGGGTGAGCCCATGGGTGCGTTGGCACAGCCAGGCTGCGGGCGAGGCCCGGCACTGGCGAGCGCCCAGCATCAATGAGAAAGGGACGCTGCTTTGCCCCCATGGGCAACCCGGCCTTGGGCGCTTCATCGCGGGGCTGTACAGCGACACTTACCCGCAGCCTGACAACCGCGATCACGTCGAGGTCTGGCGGTTCGATGATGGCGGCTCACTGGTTTATGACTGGGAGGCCAGCACGTACGACATCACTCTGCCGACCGGTACCGGCACGATCAAGGTGGGCGGGTCGATGATCGTTGTATCAGATGGTGGGGTCACGATCACCTCGGGGTCGATCAAGCTCGTCGGGGCCACTGAAATCGCCGGCCCGTTGACGGTCTCTGGCGACATCACGGGGCTCGGCATGATCATCGATGCCGGTGGCAACACGCCTAACCACGTCCACTGATCAACCAAACCACAGCCCGTCGCGTACGGGCTTTTTTGTATCTGGAGAATTCCTTATGAGCAAATCACGGGCTGAGCCAAGCACGGCAATGGTCAATCTTCAAACGCTGGGTGCGATGGATGAACCGACTGCTGCACCAGGTCCCGAGACAAAGCCCGCTGAAACCACGCATGTGTTTCGCGACACGCTGTACATGTCGCGGACGCTGATCACCCCGGACGGCGGCACCATTGCCGTAGCCAAGGGCCGCGCGGTCGCCACCACCGATGCCGATCTGCAATACCTCAGTGGGCATCCGGATCTGGTACGCCTGCAGGAGGACTGATTGATGATCGGAATGGACCGCGTCACCGGCAAGCCTCTGACCGGTCTTGCTCATCTGCGTCAGTCCATCGGCGACATTCTCTCGACGCCGCTCGGCTCCCGTCGCATGCGGCCCGAGTACGGCAGCGCGCTGCGGCGTTACGTCGATTTGCCGGTGACCGAGGGCTGGAAAGGCGCGGTTCAGGCCGAGGCCGCCCGGGCGCTGGGTCGGTATGAGCCTCGGGTTGTGATTTCCAGCATCCAGGCCGTGGCGGTGGCCGGCGGCAAAATCTCCTTTCGCCTCACTGCGGATTACGAAGGCGAGCGCGTACTGCTGGAGGTGGCTGCATGAACATCGTCGACCTCTCGGGTCTGTCCGTACCCGATGTATTGGAGCCGCTGGATTTCGAGGACATCTACGCCGAAGAACTCGCGCGGTTCCGGTTGTTGATGGGCGACAACTGGACGGCGCCGCTGGAGAGCGACCCGGTGGTTAAGCTGCTGGAAGTTGCGGCCTATCGCAAGATGGCCAACAGGGCGCGGGTCAATGACGCCGCCAAGGCGCTGCTGCTTCCGTATGCGAAGCGCGCCGATCTGGAGCAACTGGCGGCAAGGGTCAATCTAAAGCGCCTGGTCATCCAGCCTGAGGATCTGACGGCGGTACCGCCGACGGCGGAAGTACTCGAGGAAGATGACGCCCTGCGCGAGCGCATCCAGATGCGCTGGGAAGGGCTCACCACGGCGGGATCACGCAGCAGCTACGTCCTGCATGCCCGCAACGCCTCGGCGCTGGTGGCCGATGCGACTGCCATCAGTCCGTCACCCGCAGTAGCAGTGGTCACGATTCAGCAGTTGCAGGGCGATGGCGTCGCGACGCCTGAGTTGCTTGCCCATGTTCAGGCTTACCTGAGCGATGAGGACCTGCGGCCTATCGGTGACCGGCTCACGGTGCAGAGCGCCGAGGTGCTGCCGTACACCATCGACGCGGTCATTCACCCCGTTGGCAGCGGCTCGGAGAACGAAGCCATCCTGGCCGAGTGCCGCAAGCGGCTCGCGGCCTGGGTCAACCCGCGCCGTCGGCTGGGCGTGGAGATCGCGCGGTCGGCGATTGATGCGCAACTGCACATTACCGGCGTGCGGCGCGTCGAGTTGGTCGACTGGCAAGACATCAAACCGACTCAGGTCCAGGCCGCTTACTGCACCGCCTATGACGTGAGACTGGGGGCGTGAGATGACAAGTCTTTTACCCCTTAACAGCACGCGACTGGAACGCGTGATCGAGGATGTCACCGATGACATCACCCCGGCACCGCTGCGCTCGATCTACAACCCGGACACCTGCCCAGCCGTATTGCTGCCGTTCCTGGCGTGGGAGTGCTCGGTCGACCGCTGGAGTGAAGAGTGGACCGATGGTGCCAAGCGAGCGGCGATCCGGTCTTCGTTCTACGTCCATGCGCACAAGGGCACCATCGGGGCACTGCGCCGCGTCGTTGAACCGCTGGGCTACTTGATCGAGGTGGTGGAGTGGTGGGAAACCTGCCCGGAGGGTGTGCCTGGCACGTTCGCGTTGAAGGTCGGCGTGCTCGATACGGGCATCACTGAAGAGATGTATCAGGAGCTGATCTGGCTCATCGATGACGCCAAGCCGCTATCGCGGCATCTGATGGGCCTTGCGATCAGCCTGGAAACTGCCGGCAGCTTCACTTTGGCCGCCTGCCAGTATGACGGCGACGAGCTCGACATCTACCCACCGGCGCTCGCAGATATTGAAGTGCAGGGCAGCTTTGGCATGGGCGGGCGGGACACAACAATTGACTGCATGGATGTATACGCATGACTGATCAGAATTCGCAGTTCTTTGCGATCCTCACCAATGTAGGTGCGGCAAAGCAGGCCAACGCAGACGCGCTGGGTGTGCCGTGGAAAATAACGGAAATGGGCGTCGGGGATGCCAACGAAAAAGACTTTGTACCGTTGCCCGAGCAGACGGCGCTGATCAACGAACAACGGCGGGCGCCGCTCAACGAGTTGAAAGTTGATCCTGCCAACCCGGCACTTATCATCGCTGAGCAGGTCATTCCGGCCGAAGTCGGCGGCTGGTGGATACGCGAGATTGGCTTGTATGACGCGGACGGCGACCTGATTGCCATCGCTAATTGCGCGCCCTCGTTTAAACCCCTGTTGGCCCAGGGCTCAGGGCGCACTCAAGTGATTCGGCTGAACATTCAGGTCAGCAACTCGAGCAATGTCGAGCTAAAGATCGACCCCAGCGTAGTGCTTGCGACCAGGGAATACGTCGACCGGACCCGCATCAGGATCCTGGGGGAACTGGCCACCCGCATTTTCAGGGTCGGAACCTCAAGGGCGCTAACCCGCAAGGAGATGGGGCTTGTCTTGATCGATGCGGGTGAGGGCAACCGTGAGATCAGGCTCCCGTCTTCAAAGTCTGTCGCTACGGCTGACGTGCTGCTGCAGCGTGTCGACAACAGTGGCAATCGGCTTGAGATCAAAGCTTACGCGGGCGACCGGGTGATGTTTCACACGCACCTGAACCCTGCAGGGTATCCATTTTTCGTGCTGATGGGAGCGGGCGACTGGTGGCATCTGCGCAGCGATGGTCGAGGTAGCTGGTGGCTGATCGGTCGTTACGACAGCACGCCTGTCGGAAGGCCTGTAATGGAGACAACTCTTGCGTTTCCTCCGGGTGGCTACGGCCCGCCAAATGGTGCGCAGTACAAACGTTCAGAATGGCCATGGCTTTGGGACCACGCAAGGCTGTCCGGCATTTTGGCTGATGGCGCTGCGGAAGGGACTGAAGGCTTCTGGGGAGCGGGGGACGGAAAGTCAACGTTCCGGGGGCCTGAATTTCGTGGGGAGTTCCTTCGAATTCACGATGAGGGAAGAGGAGTCGATGCCGGTCGTGTGGCCGGCAGTTATCAAGGCTTCGATATTCAGTCCCACAACCACCTTATGGAATTCAACCTCGACCGTAGTTCCGGGGTACTTGGGAACGCTGTCTATGGGGACGAATCTTTCTACGGCACCGGAACGGTTGCTAGCAACGCGTCCGGTGGCACAGAAACGCGTCCTCGAAACATCGCCTATCCGGGGCGAATCAAGCTAATTTGAGGTGAGCATGTTTATCTACCTTCTCGACACCTCGTCCGTGTGTAGTGGTCCGGTCGAGCTCCCTGTGGTACCCGGATTAGGCGCCCAGTTACCGGGAAACGCGCTGTCGCTTGAAACCGAACTCCCGTTGCCTACTGAGGGCTATGTGTGGGTATATCGGGATCAAAAGCTTGAGCAAATAGTGGACCGCCGAGGCACGGCCTACGACACAAGCACGGGAAAGGATCAAGCGTGGAACGAGGTGGGCGAATTACCGGAGGGGCTCACGCATCTGCCTTGGCCCGGCGTGCATCATGTATGGAAAGACGGTGCTTGGCTGTTGGACTCTGAGGCGCAGGCTGTTGCAGCTATTGATCGCGTGTTGGGCGAGCGTGACGGCCTCCTTTACGAAGCCGGTCTGCGGATAGCGCCTTTGCAGGATGCGGTGGATCTGGGGACAACTACAGAGGCTGAGCAGGCTGCTTTGCTTGAATGGAAAGCCTATCGAGTTGATCTCAACCGCATTGAGGATCAGCCGGGATTCCCGTCTGAAATAGATTGGCCTGCGCAACCCGAATCCATGAGGCATCCCCGAGCAGCCAGGTGAGCTCGCTTTCCCGCTGATACCTGAGTTGATTTTGTTTACGAAGCCCCGCCATGCGGGGCTTTTTCATTTCTGGAGATTCTATGAGCGACGATTTTTTTCACGGCGTCACGGTCACGAACCTGGACGTGGGCGCGAGGGTTATTTCCTTGCCGTCGTCCTCGATCATTGGACTGTGCGACACCTTCACTCCCGGCCCGGGCGCGGACGGCACACCGACCGCCGAGGACAACGAAGTCAAACTGATCACCAACGAGCGCGAAGCGGTCGCAGCGTGGGGGCCAGACGCCCCGATCACCAAAGCATGCAAGGCCATCTACACCCGTGCCAAGGCGGTCATCGTCGCGTGCGGTGTCGCAAAAAAGGATGACTCCGCCGAGCAGATCTCGGCAATCATTGGAGGTGTACTTGCCTCAGGCAAACGAACCGGGCTGCAGGCGCTGCTCGATGGCAAAAGCAAGTTCAACGCCCAGCCCCGTTTACTGATCGCGCCGAAGCATTCATCGACGCAGGCGATCGCCACCGCGATGGATGGCCTGGCTGGCAAACTCCGGGCGATTGCCATTATCGATGGCCCAAACAGCAACGACGAAGACGCGCTGGCCTACGCGGAGAACTTCGGCAGCAAGCGCGTATTCCTCGTCGATCCTGGTGTGCAGTTCTGGGACACCAGCGCGAATGGCACCGTCGACTCGCCGGCCTCAGCATTCGTCGCCGGTCTGTTCGCATGGACCGACAACGAGTACGGATTTTGGGCGTCACCGTCGAACAAAGAGTTTGTCGGCATCACCGGCACGTCGCGGCCGATCGAGTTCCTGGACGGCGACACCACCTGCCGGGCCAACCTGCTGAACGCCGCGAACATCACCACCATCATCCGCGACGACGGATATCGTCTGTGGGGCAACCGCACGCGCTCCAGCGATCCGAAGTGGGCGTTCGTCACTCGCGTCCGGACGATGGATATCGTGATGGATGCGATCCTGTATGGCCACAAATGGGCGGTCGACCGCTCAATCACCAAGACCTACGTCAAGGACGTCACCGAAGGCCTGCAGAACTTCATGCGTGATCTGAAGAATCAAGGCGCGATCATCAACTTCGAGGTCTATGCCGACCCGGAACGCAACACCGCCAGCCAGCTGGAGCAGGGCAAGGTGTATTGGGTGATTCGCTTCACCGACGTGCCGCCTGCGGAGAACCCGAACTTCCTCGTTGAAGTCACCAATCAGTGGCTCACCGAAGTCCTCGACACCTAACCCTAAGAGGGCCAACCAATGACGCCACAGACATTATTCAACACCAACCTGTTCATCGACGGCATCAGCTTTTCCGGCGACATCCCTGAGCTGACGCTGCCGAAGATCGCCGTCAAGACGGAGGGCTACCGTGCGGGCGGCATGGACGGCGAGATCGACATGGACGTGGGGCTGGAGAAACTTGAAGCCTCATTCACCGCCAACGGCGTCCGCCAGCAAGCGATGAAGTTCGTCGGCCTGGCGGACCAGACTGCGTTCAACGGCTCATTCCGTGGTTCGTTCAAAGAGCAGAAGGGTCGCTTCGTAGGCGTCACCGCAACGATCCGGGGGATGCTCAAAGAGGTGGATCCCGGCAGTTGGAAATCCGGCGACAAGGCCGAGTTCAAGTACTCGGTCGGCGTGTCTTATTACAAGCTGGAGATCGACGGCGTGGTCATCTTCGAAATCGACCCGGTGAACTCGGTGCGCGTCATCAATGGCGTCGACCAGCTTCAGCAAATGCGCAACCAGTTAGGCATTTAAGGATTATTCATGAGCACTACAAACTCAGCATCAAACCACGCTGACGGCCTGCCGACCTGGCTCGCTGTGACCGACCAAGGCGTCACAGTGACGCTTTCGACGCCGGCCGTGATCACCAACATTCAGGTCGAAAAGCTGCACATGCGCACCCCGACCGTGCGCGACCTTCGGACCTGTCAGAAAGCTCACCCCAACGACGAGCTGGCCGTCGACGCGATGATGTTCTGCAGCCTTGCCGAAATTGGCCCCGAGGATCTCGAAAAGCTCACGCTAAAGGACTATGAGCGCGTGAAGCGCGGCTACTTTCGTATGGTTGAAGAAGACGAAATTTGACCCGTCACTGCTGCGTCAGCTGGCCATACGTCTGTCCAGAGAAACGGGCTTCACGCTGAACGAGATCGAGACGATGCCGTTTTACGACATGGTGTGGTGGCTCAGCGAATGAGCTGCCCAGCAGCGTAAAGCCGTGAGGGAAGGGCTATGAAATGGCGAAACAATTAGCGCTCGGCCTGGTGATCGGCGGCGCCGTCAGCAAGTCGGTGGGCGCTGCGTTCAAAGACGTGGAGGGTCGGGTCAAAAAGCTTGAGTCCACCGCGAGCAAGACGCGTGTGCTGCAATCGGTCATCGGTGAAACCCGCAAACTGCAGGACGAATGGCGAAAGGCGCACGCCGTTGGCTCATCCTCCGCTGACGGGCTACGCCGCAAGCTCGACGCGAATCTGGACGCTCTGCGCAAGCAGGGCGTTCAGGTCCGAAACCTGGGTCAGGCCTACGAACAGATGGGCCGCAAGGCTCGCTCTGCAGAGCTGAAGTCCACCGGCCACACACAGATGAGACAAGGCGCGGCGGGCCTGCGTAACACCGCTGCGGTGACGGCTGGGGCGGCGGCGGCCACGATGATCGTGCCGACCAAAGTCAGTGCTGAATACCGCGCCGTGGTACGAGACATCGCGATCAAGGCGGGCATTGCCAACACCTCCGAAGAACAGCAAGTCTCCGACAAGATCATCAGCACCTCCCGTGACACCGGCATGGCGCGCAACGAAGTCGCGGACGTCATCAACGCGCTGGTCGGCGCGGGCATGGATCTCAAGCAGGCGATGGAATACGCGCCGGTGGCAGCCAAGTTCGTGATCGGCCAGGGTGCTGAAGCGACTGACACCGCGACGATGATCAACGCGCTGGGGCAGAACGCACTGATCACCGATCCGCAGGACATGCAAAAGGCACTTGAAGCGATAGCCTTTCAGGGGCAGGCGGGCAGCTTTGAAGCCAGCGATATGGCCAAATGGTTCCCGCAGCTGCTCTCGGGTATGGGGCGGTTGGGCATCACTGGCAACGACGCCGTTACACAGCTGGGTGCAATGCTCCAGGTGCAGATGAAAACGGCTGGCAGTTCGGATGAAGCCGCGAATAACCTGAAGAACTGGATTGACAAGATTGGGTCTACGGACGTCGTCAAGGCCTACAAGGCCGCCGGTATCGATTACCAGAGTTCGCTGAACAGCGGGTTCAAGCGTGGGCTGTCCACAGTCGAATCAAGTTTTGCCCTGGCGCAGCGCTACATTGAGGCGACTAATCCGGCACAAGCCAAGGCCATGTCCAAAGCGATGGAGGACATCACCAAAGAGGCAGATCCCGCAAAAGCTCAGGCAATGGCGACGTCACTTGAACAGGCGCTGCGCACCGGCGACCTGTTTGCTGACAGCCAAGTGAAAGCTGCTCTCGCCGCCTACATGCAGGGCAAGGGCCTCTACGAGAAGCTGAAAACAGACTCGGCCAGCGCCGCCGGCATTCTTGACAAGAACTTGAGGGAGCGGCGGGAAACCTCGGCGCAGCTCTGGAAAGAAACCAGCCAGGCCATGGACGATGCATTGCGCAGCGCCGGCGACGCCATGCAGCCGGTCACTGACACGTTTGCCTCGGGCCTGACTTCGGTCGCCAAAGCGCTTGCCGCCGTCAGCGATGAGTCGCCGAAACTGGTAACAGGTCTGCTGGGTATCGGCGCTGCCGTTGCGACGGCCGCAGCGGCGTATAGCAGCTTCAAAATCGCGAAAGGGATGATGAACGTCGCGCGCGGCACGCTGATGGGCAATCCCAACATCGTCCAGAAGGTTGCGATCGTCAGTGGCCTCGCCGGAGCAGGCGCAGATCTGGACGGCAGCGGCAGAGAAGGGCGCCGCAAACGCCGTATCGGTCGCGGTCGTCGGGCCGTCAGTGTTCCGGAGAAGCCAGTAACGGCGGCCAAGCCTCGCGTTCGTGTGTATTCGAACGGCGCGCCGCACGCGCCGAAGACGCTCAGTGATTGGAAGCCACCTGGCGCGACACCTAAACCGCTGGCCACCTCGGTTGGATCTGCCAAGCCGTCGGGTATTCGGCTCGGCAAGCTCGGCGGGTTGGGAAAAGGCAATCCTGCAGCCGCCGTGTTTGACGCGGCCCTTAACGCCAAAGACGTTTACGACAACGCAAAAACCCGCGATGAAAAAGCGGAAGGGTATGGCGATGCCGCTGGCACCTTGGCAGGTACGTTGGCCGGAGCCGCTGCCGGCGCTGCCATCGGCTCCGTGGTTCCAATCATCGGAACAGCGATTGGCGGATTGGTCGGCGGCGTCCTCGGCGGCATGGGCGGCGGTCGATTGGGTAGCGTCGTGGGCAAGTCGCTGTTTGGCGGACCTGAGACGCCTTCTGCAGCAACTTCACGGCCGGCGGTTTCATTGCTGGTCGGAGATCGTCCCAGGCCTGCCGTGCCAATGCTGACGAGCATGGGCGCATCGTTTGCTCCCAAGGAGCCGCTCATCACGTCCGGTGCTGGGCTGGCAGTTCCCGCACTGGCGGATATATCAAAGACGCTAAAAAAAGCGGGCAATACAAACGGCCTGCCATCCGGCTCCAGACCTAATCAAAAAATAACGGTATCGCCGTCCTTCAGCATCACCGTTCACGGCGATGTGAAGGATCCCCGCGAGCTGATCGACAAGCTGATGCCGGACATCGAAAGGCGCCTTACCGAGACCGCGCAGCAAGTGGCGCGCCGCGACATGACGGATCAACCGGTGTTTTAAGGAGCACGAATGCCCTATCTGGAAAGTATGCAATCGGGCCTCAAGTACCTGGTACAGGCCGGCGAGGCAGGGCGCAAGGACCTCGACGGGATGCTCGGCCCGGTCAATGGCGCCATCGGCGAGATATCCGGAGCGGCTAACGAGCTAGAGAGCATCCCGTTTGTAGGTCCCCTGATCGGGGCCAAACTGCAGCGCGTCACCGGGGCCATCGGCGCGGCACAGGCGAAGGTCGGCCAAGTCGTCGCGATATACGGCAAAGCCACGCGCGCCGCCGCTGAGATTCAAGACCGGATTCAGGTGCTGGGTGAGCAGGCGGCACGCGCCAAGTCGGCGGTGAACAAGCTGGCCGCCAAGCTCAGCCCGGGATCAGAACCGATTTTCGCAACGGCTGGCATGGCACCCAATGGCACGCCGGCGCCGGAAGCGGTCAAGCCATTCCCCCACCTGATGATCATGCAGCCGCTGACGCCCAACACACTGCCGTACTTCTTCAACCTGGACACGGCGGCGTTCGATGAACTGAGTCGATCAAGCGCTTTTCGTTGGGCGGCTCAAGAACGCCTGACGCGTCGACCGGCGCAGCAGGCTGTGGCCATCGGCGAAGAAAAGATCACCATCAAAGGGGCGATATTCCCCTCTTTCAAAGGGGGCCTGAAGCAGCTGAACACCCTGCGCAGCATCGGGCGGCAGCTTCAACCGCTCATGCTCACGACGGGTTATGGCGAGGTGCTGGGCAACTGGTGCCTTGTGAACCTCAACGAAGAACAGAGCGCGCTGCTGCAGGGCGGAATCCCGCGCAAGCAAGCGTTCACCCTGGAGTTTTTACGCTATGGCGATGACCTGCAGAACGTCTGACGGCGACGTGCTCGACACCATCTGTCAGCACCACTACGGCCACCTGATCGGCACTGTCGAGGCCGTGCTCGATACCAATCAGGGGCTGGCGGATGAACCCCAACCGTTCGCGGCCGGGCTACTAATAAGGCTGCCCGATGTTGCGCCGGCGGTGGATGAGGTGGTGACGCTATGGGACTAATTGGAGGCTTTAGCGCAAGCGACCGCCTCTTCTTGGTAGCTGGAGTGTGCTTCTTTGAATTTGTCCACGTCGCCTCTAATCAGTTGCTGCCATGCAAGCGCCGCGTCGATAGACGCTGAGTTGCATGCATGCAGAGGTGCAAAGAGCACCCCAAAGCGGCCGCCTTCGTCTTGAAGCCTGTTTAAGGCGATGGCTTGGTTGCGAGCTTGGACGCCCGTCATTGTTCCCGACTGAGCAATCTCCAGGCCCTGAGCAACTGTGCCCACCAACCTGATCAGAAACTCCTTCGCTTCTTTGGGCGGAACCGCTGCGGCCGCCGCTTGAGAGCGTTCATATTCCTTGCCTCTTTCAAGCTGTCCGGCCGTAGGGTTCTCAGGCGCCAGGTCGATGACTTCCAGCTTCTTTTCGGCGTGGGCCGAGAACGCGCTCAGCAAGACGATAACGCTCAACATCCATTTCATTTTTTTACTTCCTGTAGTGATTAAGCGCGGGGATTCTAGAGAGTCCCTCGGTCTTTGTCACAGGTAAAGGTGGCACATTGAGACCAGTCTTCCGAATCGTCGCAAACGGCAGCGACATCACCGCATTGATAAACGACCGGATGCTATTGATCCGAACGACCGACAAGCCCGGGGCCAGTTCGGATGACTTCGAGCTGCGCATTGATGATCGCGATGGCGCTGTCACCTTGCCAAAGCGGGGCGCCAAAATGGATGTTTACCTGGGCTACGAAAGCCAGAAGCTGACACTTATGGGCAACTACACCGTCGATGAAATAGAGCTTTCGGGTCCGCCCGACACCCTCGTCATTCGCAGCAAATCCGGTGACACCCGTAGCGACGCGAAGACGACGCGCAGCGGCAGTTGGGAAGGCGCGAGTCTGGCAACCATCGTGTCGGAAATCGCCGGCCGTAATGGCTGGAAGCCTGAATGCACAGTGCAAACCCCCGTTGAGCGCGCGGACCAATTGACCGAGTCCGACCTGAACTTCATCACGCGACTCGCCAAGCAATACGACTGCACTGCGAAGGTGGCGAACAACAAGCTCATTGTGCTGCCGCGCCAAGGCGGCGTGAGTGCCAGCGGCAAAGCTTTGCCCCTCCTGGTGATCAAGCGAAGCGACGTAAGCCGCTGGCAATTCAGGCTGGGAGACGACAACGTCAAGAAGGCGGTAAAGGCGGCCTACGCCGACAAGAATGGCGACCTAGTCACCGTGCAGCTCGACAATGACGACCCTACCGAGGGCTTGCCGCCGATCCATACCGACCGACACATACACGCCAACAAGGGAGCCGCTGAGGCTGCTGCCAAAGCGCGGCTGGCGGGCTTCAATCGATCAACCGCTGCCGTACGTTTAGAGATGCCCGGCCGAACCGACCTGTTCGCCGAGCGCGAGATCAATGCCCAGGGCTTCAAGAGCGGTCTCGACGGCAAGTACTTGATCGATTCGGTGGAGCAGGTTTTTACGCAGGCCGGCTGGTCGACGACCGTCGAGTGCAACGGCGGCAGGAAAGGTAAAGGCAGCGCGAAAGGAAAGCCGAAAAAGCCGCTCAGGGTCATCCAGCTCTAACCAATCACTGCCATCTCACACCGCCCATGGGCGGTTTTTTTTCGTCTGGAGAATATCGATGCCTGCAGTCACCCGAGGGGTTCGTAACAACAACCCTGGCAACATTGACTACAACCCCCGCAATCGTTGGATAGGACAGCTAACACCGGATCTGGCGATCGAGAAGCGCTTCGCCCGGTTCGACACGCCGGAGAACGGCATCCGCGCACTCGGGAAACTGATCCTCGCTTACCGGGGCAAGGACGGTATGCCGAACGTCGGGGCGTCAGGGATAGACACTGTCCGGGAGATCATCAACCGCTGGGCGCCGGGGACAGAGAACGACACTGAATCGTACATCCGCGCGACGGCCGCCAGCCTAAAGGTGGCGCACGATGCCCCCCTTGATGTCCATTCGCTGCCGGTTCTGGTGGGCTTGGTCACCGCCATCATCAGGCACGAGAACGGGGGCGTTCCGTACTCCACTCAGTTGATTGAAGCCGGGGTGAGGAGGGCGCTGACATGACGCCACTTCCTGCGCCCAAAGCGGCCTGGAAGCTGTCGGCCCTGATCGCGCTGGTCGCTGTGACGTCTGGTGCGGCCGCAGTGCTGACCTGGCAGATACAGGACTGGCGTTACGGCGCGAAGCTTGAGCGTCAGGCGCGCCTGCACAGCGACACGCTCAACGAACTGACGCTCGCTGGGGCATCGCTTCAACGGACGGAGCAGGAGAAACGACTGGTGCTCGAGCGCCGACTGCAGGCCAGCGATCAAACCCATCACAGCGAGTTGACCAATGCGCAACAAACACAGAAACGTCTTCATGATCGCCTGGCTACTGCTGATCTGCGGCTGTCAGTCCTACTCGCCGCGTACGGTTCCGGTGACGGTTCAGTGCCAACCACCACCGGCGCCGGCAGCGTGGTTCATGGAACCCGTCGAGCCGAACTTGACCCAGCGCATGCTCAACGAATTATCGGCATCACCGACGATGGGGATCGGGGGTTGATTGCGTTGAGGGCTTGTCAGGCATTTGCGGGGACGGTTTCAGCTGCTCGCTAGAACTAGCCTGAGTTGCCGGCGGTACAACCTCTGCTTTCGGCGCTGACCTAACCTCAGGGTGAATTAAAGTAACGCTGACAATATGGTTGTCACGATTGGCGATCTTGTACAGTTCGGCGCGTTGCAGCACGTACGTGTAGAGGGTAGACGCGAACACAGTATCACCACTGATTTTCGGGCCTTCCTTCGTCTGTATAGTTGTCTCCCTCCGAAGTCCCTTGATCGTGTTACCTCTATCAATCGGATTCTCTTTCTCAAAAGTAGAGAAGGCTGAATCAATACCCCGTTTCAAACCAATTGTCGGGATGATGGAGATGATAACGAGACCGAAGGTGAGCAGCAGGCAGAATACCCAGCTATCGATTCGGCTGCGAGACTTAAGCAGCTTTGACACTGGGAAGTACAAGAACAACGAGGGGATGAAGGTAAGGCCCAGTATGCCCCACGGAAAGTGAGATGCGATGTAGGTGTAGCCATCGAGAACGATTGCAAGATAACCCTGAAACAGAAGGGTGGGCAGACCTAGGTCGATCTCATTGGTGCTTATGCCGAGGGTTTCCAGCTTGCCGGTGAAGTCTACGTACCCGATGATCGCCAGTAGGCTGTTGAGTACTAACGCTATCAACGCAGCCAGCTTTAGCCCGAGCTCATAGTTCGGCGGCTTGCTCTTGGACTGGGTAGGTGGCTCGTGCGCCACAGCCGCAGGGGTAGTAAACGCAAAGGTGTCGTTAGTAATTCTAACTTGGACTATTTTTTCCCTGTTCCAACTGAAAAGCTTCATGCGCAAAATTCCAAAACATGATGCCTGACTCCGTCAGGCACGTTAGAAAGAAGCGGCCAGATCGGATGATCCACCATCCGACTGGCCGCCGAACCCGCAGAATACCCCTGCAAGCCCAGCCAAGGCTCCCGCTTCGTGCACAAAGCGAAGTGAGTCTAGCGCCCGTCACCCCTATTCATAAGGCTTGCTTACACAATGAATCACTCTCCCATCATTCCTTGGATGGGCGGCAAACGTCGTCTCGCTGATCGCCTCATCCCGCTTTTCCCTCCGCACGAATGCTACGTCGAAGTCTTCGCCGGTGGCGCCGCACTCTTCTTCATGCGTCCCCAGCCGGCACCGGTCGAAGTACTCAACGACATCAACGGCGAACTGGTGAATTTGTATCGCGTTGTTCAAAACCACCTTGAGGAACTTGTCCGTCAGTTTCAGTGGGCGCTCAGTTCGCGCCAGATATTCGAGTGGCACAAACACACTCGACCGGAAATCCTCACTGACATCCAGCGCGCAGCTCGTTTCTTTTTCCTGCAGCACCACGCTTTCGGCGGACGAGTATCTGGCCAGACATTCGGGACCGCTACCACTGGACCTGCAATCAACGTGCTACGAATTGAAGAGAAACTATCAGCCGCCTGGCAGCGCCTCTCTGGAACCTACATCGAAAACCTCCCGTGGCTTGAGTGCGCCGAGCGATACGACCGTGCTCATACTTTCCACTACATGGATCCGCCGTATTGGCAAACAAACGGATACGGTGTTGAGTTCGAGTTCTATAACTACGAGCGGATGGCTGAATTCATGAAGCGCTGCAAAGGCAAAGTGATGGTCAGCATCAACGATCATCCTGACATTCGTCGAGTCTTCGAGGGCTTCCACTTTGAAACCTTGGACATTCGGTACAGCACCGCAAATAATCGACATGCGTGTCCGCAGGTGTCGAAGGAGCTGGTCGTGTTGAACTGGACGCCAGAGGTCATGCGCAGTCTGTTTTAGACCTTAAGCTGCCGCCTTATGGCTATCGGTCGTTCGTTGCGCGCAGCCGATCTCCAATCGCGCTCAGCAGCTCAGGCATAAACGATTGATAGGCCCCGTCAGTTTCCCTGATCCAGCTCAGCATCCTGTCTGGTGTGAAAACCCCGGCGTCGTGCGGTACTACCTGCAGGTGAGGATCGCCCGACTGGCCGAAGGTCACCAGCCAGCGCTTGTTTCTCAGCAGCATGTGGGCCATTCCCGACGCGACCTTTTGTTCTGTGGCAAGACTCCAGGCGGGAGGCGTGCCGCCGATCTCGCGAATCGCCCGACGGCAGTCTGCCAGATAGTCGGCGGTGAAATCAGCCGATTCCTTTCGTAGTGAAGGCTGTGCAGATTCTTGAGCGGAATGTGGGCCGCGCTGACTCACCCAGTACGCCCAGAGCACGTCGTCGCACTCTTGCTGATAAGCCGTCACCTTGCTGCGGATCTCCGGCCGCACTTTGGCTGGATGTAGCGTCATTAGCCAGCCTGGCAATTTACGGAGCGGCAGACACGACATTGCTCGCTGACGGCCGTCAGCTGCGACCATGGTGATTTCCACCATGGTCGACGCGAACCGGCCTGACGTGAGCTTTGCATGCTGGCTCTTCCAGTTCAGCCCGATCCCCTCAACCACCGGCCTCATCGGCACGAATGGCTCGTCGGAGTAGTCCACCAAAAGCAGCGTGGCCGATTGGAAAGGGATCTTGCTCGGTGCAAGCGCTTGGGTCCTGTTCATAAGTCCTTCCTTGATTAGGTGGCGGCGAGAACACGCTCTCCCGGCTGCCCTCAAGCGTTGTTGGAATGATCACCTTCGTCAATCGGTCCTACAGACGGCCAAGGTGATATCGATCCGACTTCTTCGAGCATCGAGGCTGACAGTCTTGCGCTCTCTGTCGCTGGTCGACTTTCAATGAAAGCCCCCAACCACGGCTGTTTCAGGCTGCTCGGCATCCGCATTGCAGACGCCGTATTGCGGCTAAATCGCTAGGCTGTAGGCGAATCGGCCTAGTCGCTTGTCAGCCGCATCAGACGCAACTGTCAGGCATTTCTGGGGGCGGGCAGGCTTTCTTTAAGATATCTGGTTACACTACTTCGTTGTTGTAGGAGCCGGTTGGCTGTTCTGAGCTGGGGCGGTGTCTTTCTTATCTTCTTCATATATCAGCAGTGGCAATTAATTGGCCTTGCTCATGAAGTGGTTGGTTATCCACTAGAAATAGGATGCTGATCAAACTGGGGGGCAGTTAAATACCTGTGGATTCCTCGTCTTGTACCAACTGCGCAGGGGTGCCACGTAACGCTAGCGCTAATTATTATATCGATTAGCATATGGCTACAAGGACCGTTGGGATGATAATCCGGCCTCATCAGCGCTGATTATCGCTTCCGACGCCAAGTGATATGTATCGGAAGCAATTAAATTAACCATGCGGCACAGATGAAGGGCGTTTAAAGAGGAATGAGTTGGATCATTATTTATTTCCTTTCAGTGGAGTGCGAAATTGAATGCTGCTTGTGAGCCGCTCTGTATTGAAAGTTTTCACAAATTCGGCAATGGCATCGTTCCAGTCAATAGATTTCTCAGGGCGCGCATGGGCGTGGGATCGCTCGTAGAGCGCAATAGCAAACGCCCTATATAATGGATCGACGAATGCATATTTACCTGAGTCTTCACTAAATCTGATTAACGGCGTGTACTCAGAGTTGCACATTTGCCTTAAATATTTTGTCAGATTTCCTTGGGGGTAATCCTTCTCATCCTTCACGATCCGTCTGAATACGTCGGCGCGGGTCCCTCCTTCCTGCGGAAGTTCTGACAATGCCTTAATGATCAGCTCCGGGTTGTTGTATTTTTTCACTTTCACTTGTTTGAGGTTGTGTTCAAACGCAAGCTTCAGGGTGTCAGAAGCTTCGTCTAAGTACATTTTAATCGCGGGTTGTAGAGCATTTTTAGCAAGTGGAACTAGCGTCTCGCTGGGTAGCTCTAGTCCTAAGTCTAAACAAATGTTTAAGCAAAGTGTATGGCATATGGAAGGAAGCCCTGCGGCATAATGGCTTATAGTTGTCGTTAATGATGATTCAAATCTTAGATTCATCAGTTCGCAGCCTTTGATTATTATGCTCTGCAAGCTATGAATATCCATCAGAGGGACGTGAATTTCAGCAACTCTAGTACGCATCTCTTGATCATACTTAACCACTTGCCTAGCAGAATCCACAGCCCCGATCGCTACAATTTTCAAAGTAGGATATTCACCTGCCATATCTACGAAAACCTTCATCGCTTGGGATAGCTTCGTACGATCCTCTTCATTGATTTTATGAAAATCCTCCAAGATCCAGCAGCATTTCGCCTGACCCATGAGCTTTGCAAGATTTTGTAGAGTGAGCTGTGGGGGTAGAACTCTGTTGGATTTATCCCCAGCTTCTAGGGTGGCGTTGCCGCCCAGCTGACTTTTAATGCCGGCGTACGTAGCCTCAAGCAAGGCAGTTTTCGTCGTGGACTTTTTAGATGTTGTCTCAGATGTATAAAATGGTGCTAGCTGGTCGAAGGCATCTAGAATTAGCTGCTCAAAGCTCATGCCCTGCATGCACCTTGAAACGACGTGGTCTTCATACAGCTGGAAAAGTTTTTTATTTATAATTGTCGACTTGCCGGATCCGGAATGCCCATACACCACCAGTTGCTTCCCCGGAGTTCTGAGGGCGTTCACCAGGCTTGTATTAATCTCCTCGCGCTCGATGAATGTCAAATTGGCCGGTGTTGCGGGAGTGAAAATTTCGAATACGGTTGGTTGGTCATCCATGCTTTTGGTCCGACGCGATGAGCTTAAGGAGGCACGAAGCTACTACACCGGAGCTTGGCAGTCGATGACCAGCTACGAGACAGTGGGTCGTAAGCTCTGTGTAGAAACTAAATCGTCCAAGATGGGCTCCTGCGTGGCACACGCACCTGGTCAAGATCAATGCAAGAATACTCGCAGTCCGGCATGAACTGCGGTGGCTTGGCGATCCCGGAACCGCAGCCTCGATGTGGCCCGTGGCGCCATCGTGACGCAGCCATCAGCTCCAAGCCAAATGCAAGCCAGTGCACGGGAGCTATCTGGCCGTCATCCTGATGCCGGATAAACCTAATGACCTCCCGAGTACATGAGTTGGTGATCCGGGGTGTTATGAACGACACCGCTTTGCTGGGAATCCCATCTGGCGGAGTAGGGGATCTACCGTAGCGGAATGCTCGGCGCTTGGTGGGATGCGATCGAGAAGCGGTGGCCACCTACAAGCAGCGCGCATCGGAAAAGCGTAGGTCCAAACACTCCTATTGGAAACAAGCTTCGCGTCAGCATCCGCACCGGCATGTTCAATCCCGAGGAGGCTAAGTACGCCAACGGCGCGCTGTTTGAGCTGCCGTACCCAACGAATGACGTGCGGCTGATGACGAAAGCCGCGAAAAAGGCGGTCAACCGCGTGTACCGGCCGGGTTTCAAATACAGCAAGGCCGAGGTGTTGCTCATGGATCTGCGTCAGCCGGGGGAGTTTACCGACGATCTGTTCGCGGCCTCGCAGCCCATCGCGGCGAACAAAGTGATGGGGGTGTTGGATGAGATTAATGAGAAGTGGGGTAGGGGTACATTGCGGGCTGGTAGCGCGCCTGCAGACCCAGAGTGGAAAATGAAAAGGACGCTAATGAGTAGCACCTATACAACGCGGATAGAACAGCTTTGGGCGGTTCTGGATAAATAACGGCAACGAAACTAGCTAACGCTCATCTTGACATTGCATTGTGCGCTTCCCGAAAATTCGCAATGTAGCATCATGCGACATCAGTTCCTTCGAGTGAGGGTAATTGACGCGCATGTATTTCTAACGATGCATTGAAGTAAGCATCGATTTATTGACTCATGATTCATCAGTCCATTAGCTCACTCAGCATGGGCCCAAGCTTCTCATCTTCGATTATGCACCATCTAATGAATGCCGAGTACGGTGCTTTCCTCTGAATCAATACCTGGATTTTTTGGATCGCCAGCTCCTTTTCAGCTTCGGTTGCGGTCGGTCCATAGTAATTATTTATTTGGTCAAGCAGTAAGTTATATTGGTCAAAGATCTTTCTCCGGAGGAATGATCCTGATACTTTTTTGTTAATGGTGTGTTCGCTGTTATAGACTTTATCTAATAGCTTGCAAGTCGATCGTGTTTTTTCGTCGTCTAGAACTAAGATGATCTGTACGGACTTGGCGAAAGGAGTCGCGGCAGGTAGGTGCTTGATAGCTCGGAAAACATCTTGTGTAGGGTCGCAGCAATCTAAGATGTTATTATAAAACGCATTTTTTATGTTGTTGCAGCGGCTGCATGCCAGATATAAGTTATGCCAGTCAAATTTTTTATTAACGTCATTTTGATGGGCGTCAAAATGCTCCACGTTGATATCGTGTGGTTCCTTTGTTTCGCAGATATAACACTTATCAAAAAAGATATCACTAAGCTTGCTGTAAACATCTTCTCCGTCATATCTTTGCTTGGAATTTAAGGAGGGTGGTATTTCCGGCGGTCTGGTGGTGTTGAACATCATACTTCCTTGTTATGAAGCTTGTTGACCTGTATTTTGGCTCTTTTCAAAAATGTAGCGGACTCGCTGTCTAGAACATTCTCATGCTCTCCGATTTCTAGTACTAGGGATTCCATTTTATCTAAATGAGTAGCCGGGGAGCTTAACATTTCGCCTAGAGTTATAATTTTTTCTTTGAGAACTTCAGAGACCGGAAGAACATTGAATAAGCCAGATAAAATCGCTTCGTATGAGTACATAGACAGGTCTTCAACCTGTTCGAGCGTTGATAAATCGTATATCACTGCATTGCTGACCGAAGAAACAACAAAGGGAGAATGCGTTGACACAATAAATTGGACTCTGGGGAAAGCTTTAACGAGAAAAGATAGAATCTTCCGCTGTAAAGAAACATGGAGATGTGCGTCTATCTCGTCAATGAATACTATGCCATATAGCTCTTCAGGGGTAGTCGCGCGAAGTTGTATCTTCGTCAGGAGATTAGCGTAAATAGCTAATATGGATGAAAAGCCCGAAGATAGTTGTTGGAATCTGTACTTTGATTTATTGTCTTGTTTTATATAAAAGCTTTGTGATGATGAATCAAATATAAGAATTAAAGATGGATCTTCGAAAAGTTCTTGAAGGTCGTGCTGTAATTTTGTAAACCAGTCCGAGATTTTTTTCGCTTCTGTGGGCTTATTGTCAATATTTGGCGACTCAGCATATGCCTGTGCCGTTTTTTGACTAACAAGATATTCTTCGAACAAAGATCCAGTGTCGGCGAGTTGAATTGACTCTTGCTTTAACGTTTCCGAGCTTCTGGACGAGTCCGCCGCTCTGATGTTTGCTTGTCGGGTCGCGTCGAATTTTATAAGAATAGCGAGGTTGTCGTGGTAGTCAATTGTAAATTGCTCAATATTGCTGACTGTAAGCGGTGGCTCAGTAGCAAGCTTTAGTTGATTCTTAAATGTTTCAATGGTGGAGACGTATGATTGATAACTTGCATCTGCCTTGGTTATGCTTCTTAAAGCTTCTTCATACATTGAAATTTGTGACCGGGTTTGCTCTATGTCAATATTCTGTCTGTGAACTATGCGCTGTGTTAGATAATTATAAAGATGATTGATGAATTGAGTCTTTCCGCAACCATTAGCGCCGGTAATTATAAGGTTGAGGCTGTCTAAATTTATCACAGCCTCTCTTTCGGAGTTGGGTATTAAGGCTTTAATGTGTGATATATAATTTTTCAT